CCCTGACGGGTGGCACGGTTACAGGACCGATTTACTTACCGTCTACCACTCCCACTACCGACACGCAGGCAGTCACCAAAAAGTATGTTGATGAAGCCGTGGATGACGCGAAAAAGACGCTCATAAGCAGCCAGATTAAATGCGGTATGACAAACTTAACCTTTACCGCTTCCGCTGCCGCTGCAAGTATTTCAGTTTTTGCAGTATCCAATTTTAATCAAAATAACGATTGGAGCCAGAGCGGTTCAAATACTGTAACTGTCAAGGTTAACGGAAATGTAATAGGTACTCTTAGTATGTCATGGAGCACTACAAAGTCAGGTTCAGAGGGCCACTATTGGGGAAACACAAAATCTAGTGCAGCAGCTAATACGTGGGCTTATAGTATCGCACAAGGCGCCACGATAGAGCTTACCAGCAGCGGCGGAACAAAGTTTAGCAGCTGCGCCCTACAGGTAACGCTTGGAAACTAAATCAATCAGAAAGGATGTTAGACACATGGAATATTACTCTAATGTTGTCAAGGCTATGATAGCGCGCAGCAATGCACGGGCGGCAGACATTGCCGACAAAATACAGGCCCGCGCTTATTATCAATTTCAATACGTTCCGCCAGCAGGACCACTGCCCGGCTGGTCAATGGAACAGCAGACAGAGGACGCTATAAATGAGATAGGCAACATCGCCTATTCGTCGGACGAGATAGCAAGGGAAGCGCGAGAGATTGCGCAGCAGGCTTACAACGCAGCGCAGGCAGCTATAGAAATGGCTACTAATGCCCTGACAGCTGCGCAGAACGCACAGCAAACTGCGGATACTGCGCTTAATACCGCGAATACAGCGGTAAGCAAAGCAGATAACGCACAAGCCAGTGCCGACGCTGCACAAAAGGCGGCCGACGCTGCCCAAAAATCAGCGAACGACGCACAAACCGCTGCTGATAATGCGCAGTCTACAGCTGATACTGCTATTGAAAACGCTTCACAGGCACTATCAGCGGCTAACGAGGCTAAAGCCTCTGCCGACCAGTCTAACCAGCGATTAGACGTCTTGGAGCCTATAGTTGATACACTGCGCTGGTACGAAAACGTTACGGATAACATTGACTTCAATACACGCGTAGAACTGGAAAGGGCGTTCCTTCAAGGTACGGCCAACACTAACGGCCCTGTTGCGGGTCCGGGCTGGCTGGATGTTGACGACGATTACAATGAAACTTATATCCGACAGAAGTTTATCGCACAAGCTGACGGCGCATGTTATGTCCGTTTCGGCACCATTGTACCCGACAGTAGCCCTATCGAGGTAAGCAGCTGGACAGGCTGGGCAAAATATGCGCTGGCCAGCGAATTGACTTCTGCGGTCGAAACGATTAATAGCAGCATTACTGCTATTAATGGAGAAATCACCACAATCAAGGGTGATATAACCAGCATTGAAAGCGATATCACAGAACTGCAAGGAAACCTTGGCAGCGCCGAGGGCGATATTACGGCCGTAACTAATGCACTGGACGCGCATAAGGCCGACTACGATAACCCCCATAAAGTAACTGCCGCACAGCTGGGACTAGCGACGGTTTATAAATATAAAGGGTCCGTTGAAACATACGCCGACCTGCCGACCAGCGGCCAGCAAGTAGGCGACGTTTACAACGTCAAACAGGCAGACCCCGACCACAACATTGAAGCCGGGGACAACGTGGCATGGGACGGCGAAAAGTGGGATATCTTGGCCGGTGATACCGATTTAAGCGGCTATGCGCAGCTCAATGCAGCTAACACCTTTACGGCGGCGAATACGTTCAATTCAAACATAGTTGTTCGCGCTGCTACCGCTGCTGGTAGTGCTGGTATAATTACGCTGGGCGAAAAACCTTCTTCTAAAACTGCACAGTGTTTGATAAATGCAGCGGGCAACGGTAACCTCATTTTTCAAGCTTCTGAAAACGGGATTGTAGCCCTACAATCCGGGTCGGTGTTGCAATGGTCCGTTGTATCGGATGAAGCAAACACAAAAACTTCTGCATACCTACATTCTACTCTTGCTGCAACTTACACCCCGGCTACTGGTGTGGTATGGGAAGGCAACGCAAAAACAGCTACCAAACTTGCCACCCCCCGCACTATCAACGGTGTACCGTTCGACGGTACGCAGAATATCACAATAGAAGCTGGCCAAGGTGAATTCTTACCCCTGACGGGTGGCACGGTTACAGGACCGATTTACTTACCGTCTACCACTCCCACTACCGACACGCAGGCAGTCACCAAAAAGTATGTTGATGATAGCGTGGCCGGGGCTGGTGGCGGCGACGTTACGGCGGCGGGGAATAACGCTTTCACCGGACTTAATACTTTTGCCAATGAAACAACATTTGGCAACGAACTAAATGTTTGGGATAGCCTGACAAGTCAAAGTTCAACCGGTCAAATTAATATCGGCCGTGTAAGTGGTGCTAATGGTGCGTATATTACTGGCGAATCTGGCGGCGGTTTAGCCTTGCACACTAAAAAAGGGCAGCCGCTTGAATTGCTGGACGGCGTAGACGGAAATCTAGCTGTATTGACTACTAGCCAAGCTACTATTTATCCGAATATCGTGCAGATAGGAAGCGACACTCTACTAGAATCAGTAGGTATTAGAAAGGCTACTATTGGCGATTATCCATTGCAAATTTTGGACGGGAATATGATTGCTGCCCAATTTAACGGTAACAGCCATAAAGCAGCTTTTGAAGCAAGTGAAGTAATGATTAATTCCAGTGAAATCAGCACAAATTTCGCGATAAAAAATGCTAGTCAGAACATACTGGACTGTGACGGAATAGCAATGCACCTGCGCACGGGAAATTCTAGTATCGGCCTAGAATTAGGGTCAGGCACTAGCGGCTGGGCTTTGCAATGTCCTGCCAGTTCTACAGACGTAAGAGTTGCACGGCGTTTATACGTCGGCAGTCAAGGGGGCGCTGGTAATGGCGTTATCAGTGCGGATAACACCGAAAACTGCCTATACTTCTGCGGCACGGCCGAGAACACTTACTACTCAACGCCGAATACTGGTAATACTATCAGTTATCAATCAGCGGCTAACATCTATTTGATTAACGCCGCAATAAATAACGCAACAAGTCTTACGATGGATTTTTCGGGGATGAACTTCAAGGCCACTGTAGGCAGCACGCCATACATGTGTAAAACTTTGACTTTCTGGATTCCAACTGGCGCAACTGCACCTACTGTTACATGGAAGTTCCCGAGCGGTGCAACGGTTTACTACCCGAAGGGAGTAGCTCCGGCATTGACGGGGAATGCCAACAACATCATTAACGTGGTCGCTATCGTTGATGATACGGATAGCTTTAGTATCCAAGTCTGTGACGTGGTAGCGTTGCCATATAGCGGCTAAAATAAGAGGTGAGAATATGAAGTACACAAGAACCGTATACTACTACAAGGGCAAGCAGTATGAGCTGTTAAATCAGATACGCCGCTTGCCGGATTTATTCAACGTTTCCATTCCGGACAACCCGACGGATGAACAACTTTCTGCGCTGGGCGTAACGCGCGAGGAAGTAATGGTGTCGCTGGCAGAAGCGAAAAGTATCAAGCTTAACGAGCTGTACGGGATTTATGAGCTCCTGCGCGATAAGCCAACGAAGTACAAGCAGGGCGACAGGACATTTTACTTCGACCGCACCGCCGCGGATATCAATAAATTCAATTCGGCCTATAGCGTAGCTCAAATAAAAGGAGAGCAGGGCTTTGGGGTCAAGGACGAAGAAGGTAACAGTGTATGGGTGATGTTGTCGAAGTCCGACTTTGAAAGCGTACTGCTTATTAGCAGCAACGAGCAGACGGAAGCATATAACACCTTCTATGCGCTGCGTAACAAGGTGGAAATGGCCGAAACGGTCAAGGACGTTATAGCGATTGTTTGGCCAAACATCTGGCCAGAAAGCGAATAAAGAAAAGGCCCCGAAATTCGGGGCCTTTTTTTGCGCCTAATCGAAATAAAAGTGTTGACAATGTACGCAGGGGGGGTATATAATATAGACATAGAACATAGAAAGGAGTGATTACGTGCAAGTAAAAAGCGATATAATTCAGGGCGTTATAAACCGAGCTAAAACAGCAGTTAGAAACTTCGGGGAGAACGCACAAATTGAGCTCCCGGCTGAACTGGTCAAAAACATCTGTCAGAGCTTGAACGCTGAACGGTATCGACTGGCCCAACTCAACAAGAAGTATTCAACATTAAAACAACAATTGAAAAGCGACGTGGGTAAATGTATCTATGCTGGCAAGCCCATAGACGAGCTGGAAGAAAGCATACAACGTGCTTTAGGCGATAAATACGCTGGCGGGCTTGTACATGGCTATCTCTGCTATAGCACTAGCGGTATTCCCACCATTATAGGCGAACTCATGGCGTGTGATGAAGACGAGTGCATATTGTCTTACTGGGTCCCGGTAGAAAAGGAATCGCTGCGAATTTACGAAGGGGTGAAAAGATGTTAGGTAAGTATATCAATCAATTTATGACTGATAACGAGTTATCAGTCAATGAAGAATTTTTTATAAAAGACTTAGACGGAAATAGGGTACTAATCAGCTTTGCTGACCGTTATAAGATAGAAGACATTGACGGCGGAATATTAACAGCCGTCGTAATGAACGAAAAAGATAAACCGCCTGCTATGCTTTTAGAAGCTGCGCTTATCGACTTGTTACGGGAAAACTACTTCATTGAAAAGAAGCCTTTTTGTCCGTCGTTCAGAGAACGTTACTACTACATTGCTCCGACTGGCGATGTAATGAGTTCAATATTTAACGGAATGGCAGAGGACTTTTTACTGTATAAATACATCGGCGTTTACAAAACCGAACAAGCAGCGTTTAAAAATATTTCACGGTGCCTAAAGCTTTGGGAAGAAGTCAAAAGAAAGCACTTTAATGAAGTCTTAAAGATATAAAACTTAAAACGTGCCCTTTCTGTGACGGTGAAGGGGTGCTTATCCACAGCAAGCCGGACGATGGCTATATTTATTCAGAAGGCGTCCATGCGTTTGTAAAATGCAAAGAATGTGACGCATGTGGACCCATGCCGGACGTTGAGTATAACCATGCTGCAAGCGGATATCCGGGGCGAATGAAAGCAATCAGTAAAGCTATTGAGCTGGCCGTAAAGGGCTGGAATTGTAGAGATGGGAGAAAGGCGAATGGGTAAAGTATATACGTGTTTAACGCACCGGTGGATTGAACAGCTTATTAGAACCATTAACGAAACATATGACCTTAACAGGTGGAGTATCGTAAATGTTTTTCACGATGGCCGTGACTATGTAGCTGTTCTCGAACGGGATAAAAAGAAAGGAGAGATATAATGATTTCACCAGATGAAAGAATCAAGGAGCTAAAGAAGCAGGGCTACATCTCCGGAGTTATGGCCGGGAAAAGGATTAGGGAGCGAATGTGCTAAATACAAAGTCTGTACAGATTGCCCGTTTTTTGTTCAGAGTGACGATAACAATTGCGGCATTCTCACCAGAAGTCCTGACAACTGGAAGTTGAAGAAAGTCCAAGTTATAAGGCTGATTAATCAATGAAGACTATCAGAACACAGCAGATAGTAAAGGCATTTATTCTTTTAAAAAGACGTAGAGTATCAACAGCAGATAGAGTCTACATTGCTTTTAAACTGAAATCAATAACACTTGACAAACAATTTGAAAGGATGATGAAAAAATGGAAGTCAAAATAAAGTTATTACCGGGCGGGAAAATGCCGACCAAAGGAACAGCAGGCGCGGCAGCGTTTGACTGCTACGCAAAAGAAGATATTGATGTAGAGGATTTCCCTAGACTGATAGGACTAGGCTTTGCGTTGGAGCTGCCGCCCGGATATCATGCAAAGATATTTCCAAGAAGCAGCACAGGCCTAAAAACTGGCCTTAGACAGCCGGATAGCTGCGGTATTATTGATAGCGATTACAGAGGAGAAGTAAAAGCTATGTATGAAAGTAAATTAAATGCTTCGTATGAGGGTGGCTGTGGGTGCACAGTTCAACACATCAAAGCAGGCGACCGTATAGCACAAATGCTCATTGAGCGTAATATAGATGTTGAATTCGTGGTAGTGGACGAGCTTTCAGAGACCGACAGGGGCGCTGGCGGCTTCGGCAGTACGGGGAAATAATATGAAGCTAATGAGTTTGTTTGATGGTAGCGGCGGTTTTCCTTTGGCGGGGGGGATATGTGGGGTAGAGCCTGTTTATGCGTCAGAAATCGAACCCTATCCCATAGCAGTAACAAAAAGCCGTTTCCCTAAAATGAAGCATTTAGGGAATGTCGCAAATATAAAAGGTGACCAAATAGAACCGGTCGATATTATAACATTTGGAAGTCCCTGTCAAGATATGTCTGTAGCAGGCAAACGTGCAGGGCTGAAACATACAGCCGCTGGCGACGACGAAACTACCCGAAGTGGAATGTTCATGGAAGCGATAAGAATTATAAAAGAAATGAGGAATAAAACAAATGGAGTTTATCCAAGGTACGCTATTTGGGAGAACGTCCCCGGAGCATTCAGCAGTAACAAAGGAGAAGACTTTAGAACCGTCCTTGAAGAATTTATTAGAATCTCGGAACCGAACGCCGTTATGCCTGCGGTTCCGCAAGCTGGCTGGGCCTATGCCGACTGTATCAGCGGAAACGGATGGAGCGTTGCTTACAGAACTTTTGACGCTCAATACTGGGGAGTGCCCCAACGTCGCCGTAGAATCTACCTTGTCGCAGATTTTAGAGGCGGACGTGCCGGAGAAATACTATTTAAGCGCGAGGGCTTGCGAGGGCATACTGCGCAGAGCGGAACGCAGGGGCAAGAAACTGCCAGATGTGCTAAAAACAGCGTTGGAACAGCAATCGGCGGAGTAGATAGGTATAATCAATCGTTTTTGCCTGGACTTGCACAAACTTTGCGGACTTCTGGCGGCGGAGATTGTACACCGACAGTGTTAGCACCAGTAGCCGTATATTGCCATCAAGGAAACGGCATCGATAGAGCGGGAAAATGTTTAACTGCATATAGTTTTGATAGCTTGTCCTCGAATAGTATGAAAAGCAAAAATCCGCATAGCGGTTGCCGTGCTGTTGAAATCGCTAAAACTTTAGATACAGGGTATCCTGACCCGTCGAAAAATCAAGGCGGTCAGCAAATCAGCGTCTGCACTGATGGTAAAAGCCCTACTTTAAGGGCCGAAGCGCACGGAAATGTGCCTTGCGTTATTAATAAAAAAACTCTTGTTTACGATACAAGAGGCAACGGCGCCGGTGAAACTGTACCGACTATAACAGGAGATCATAACAACCGTGTTACAGATTGCACGGCGTTATGTTGCGAGACAATCCCAATACACGACCAAGCTACTAGATTTAGTGGCAAGCGTGGACAAAAACAAGACGGAAAAGGGAACGGGCTCGGAGTTGGGCAGGCTGGTGACCCAATGAATACTCTCACAGCAGCAGATAGACACGCTGTATGCTATACAATGCAAGAACCGATAGCAGCCGCTATTGGCTGCCGTAACCTGCGTGAGACGGGCAATATATACGGCACATTACAAGCCAAGCCCAACGGTGGGCAGAGCCTTAACTACTCCGGAGCTGTACGTGTTAACTACATTGTACGCCGATTAACACCGACAGAGTGTGCACGGCTACAAGGCTTCCCGGATAAATGGGGACACCCGGACAAGAAAGAAGATTTTACAGAGGAAGAATATAAATTTTGGCTTGAAGTAAGAAACACCTATGCCAAAATCAACGGTAAATCTGAAAAAGAATACACTAAAGCACAAATGCTCTCATGGTATAACAAACTGCACAACGACAGTGCAGAGTACAAGATGTGGGGCAATGGAATAGCTCTACCTAATGCACTATACGTTATGCAGGGCATAGTTTCAAAAGGAGATTAACATGACTGAAACAGAAATACAAAAGCTTTTCGCCTATCAATACGGATTACTAAATAATAATTTAGTTTTGCCTAACATCACAATGGGAAGTCCCGGGGCTAGGTATGAAGCTGATTTGATTTACATTAATAAGCGTCGTTATGTTTCGGAAAAAGAAAGTTTATCATAACAGCGATATCGTTCGGCAGTTTTACTATATTTTTCCGATTGATTTATATACAGAAAACAGTGAAGAAATAGAGCGGCTGCTCATGGAAAGCGACGCCGGAATAATGACAGTCAGAAACTTTAGGGGACGCTGCGTGAAGATACGTCGTAAGGCTACCATTAGGCGCAGCGTCGAGCCTATAAAAGAAACTAAACTGTTGGAATTAATGTATATCGGCTGTATGAAGTGGTACACAGTAGAGGACAGGATGTGTTTATATTGATTGAGTACGTAAAAGTTAAACATGACGAAGAATGTTATGTTTGTCGCTCAAGGGAGAATGTAAAAACGCTTCGAGTGGCTGCCGACGGTAGTAATGCCGCAAATACCATTGCTTTATGCGATAAATGCGCAGGAACAGTCAGCAGAGTATTAAACGTTCCAATGACTATTGATATGTTATTGGACGGGAAAATTGTTTGCCCTCACTGCAAAACAATTCTCGGCTATGATGATGATATCGGGTATTTTTATGATGATACTTTCTATTGCGAATTTTGCGGCCAGCGTTTGACAAAGGAGTGATGAACAATGAAACTAAAGGCTTACGCATACATAGGCGACGACGCAGAATCAGGAATTACATTTGCAAACACGGCCGGACAAGCCAAAGCAGCGTTTGCTGATATGATGGGAGAACACTTTATAGACGTCAAAGTTGAGCGGCTGCCGTGGGCTGATAAATATTGGGAAAATGGGAAAGTGCCCGATGAAGCACTTTTAGCGCACGGATGGAGCGTATCATGCTATAAATGTGGAAAAATGGTTGATATAGATACCGTTGTACTAATTGATACCAGCGGGGCGCTGTGCAAAGAGTGCGCAGGGAAGGACGGTAAGTAGTATGACTAACTTGGACAAAATACGTACAATGCCCCCGGAAGAATTGGGGGTATTTTTGTCAAACCTAACAACTATAGAGGATTGTTTTGAATGTCCTATACGCGACGTTTGCAACGAGCGTATGGTAAACCCCAACAACGAGGCATTTCATACATGTGAACTGTCGTTTTATCACTGGCTGCAACGGGAGTATAAGCCGGGATACTTTGAAAACCAATAGGAGAGTAGCGCCATGATTACCGCAGAAAGCAAAGCAAAGTTATTTGAAAAAACCTACGACGCCTATTTGCTAGCGCAATCCGTGACGCGCGTCTATGGCGTTGAAAGCCCCCCCGGTCAAAGCGCAATGAAAAAGCTGCGCGCAGAGATGAAAGCCTGTAGTGACAGGGACCTGCTGGAAGAATACTTAGACTATCAGGACCGGGAGAATAAGCGGATAGAATCTATCTGGGGAGAGTGGTAAGCTTGCGTAACTATGATTATAAAGAACAGATACAACGCCGGAAAGAGCTTCAAAAAATGGACTTTATATCTGGCGTACAGGCTGGGCGATTGATTAGGCACTTTCTTAATACGTTCGAGCCTGATATAACACTGAATCGCTTTAGAAAGCGCTGTAAGGAGCTACAAAAAGACCTTCGGGAAGATGTGCCGCACAAGGTACTATATAGCAGCAGGGGTACACGGTACTACTGGTTACAGGAAAACGTGCTATCCTTTCTGCGTAATCGAATTAATATAAAGGCAGAAGTCAAATGAAAACGGCATAAATAAAACCCCTCGAATTCGAGGGGTTTTATTATTTCTTCCGGGCCAGCGGCCGACCTATACCCGGTTGGCGGCAGTCATCACAGTATGTATACATTCGCTTCCCGTCCGGTCCTTGGCGGTGATTAGAAACCGACCAGCCAGAATCACGGGCAAAGGTTATCAATTTTCCCATAGTAGTAAATTTCGTTTTTAATAATTTACCGCAGTTTTCACAGACACAACCTGCTATAAACACTTAAATCACTCCTTATTTATTCGATAATGCTTTATTACGGCAAGACATGCAAAGCGCCTTGCCTGTCTTTTCTACTGATATCCTGCGCACAGTTTGCGATATCTCAACACCGCAATTTAAGCACATATACGGACTAGGCGCGCTTCTGACATTTACAGCGCCAGAATTGCCGTTAGAGGGCAGCGTAACCTGCCGCGCTTGTGATTGCCCTTGTGGGGACGGTTGGACGCTTCTAGGGGCAGCCTGTGCGTTCTGTACAGGTTTTTGAGTATATTGTACAGGTGCTTGTGCCGCTTCCGGGTGCTGCTCTAGATAAGACGCTTTTAAACTGGCCGGATAGAAGAAACGGCCGTAGCCGTGGGCGTCCAGAATAACAAGTTCTGTAATCTCTCTATCTTCGTTATAGGCGATATGCCCAACGTGGAAGCTTACCCCAAACGCGACCTTAATTTTTTTACCGTCTATAGACGCTTCGTTCTGGGCCAAGTTAAATGTGATATTCGGCGCCGTATAAAGTTCTCGACCAGAACCCCAATTTACAGCGGCCCTCTTGAAGCAGTCAGACGCACGGCCTTTTTCTGCCTGATAGTTGGACGCTACGCCTACGTCTTCTTTGCAGACCCAACATTTTTTGTCGTGGTCCCATACCTCAATCGAACAGAAAAGCTCGTTGTTTATCAGCGTGTGTTTGCGCTGCCAGTTCATCGGCCCAAACATTGCGTCAAGGTACTTCATATCAACACGGGCGTTTTTATAAAGCAGCAGCCGACATTTAATGTACGAGCTGCCGTTATAGTGTATCTCCCGCAGGTCGTCGATACGGACATCTATATCGCTGGCTTTCAGCAGCGGAAACTTGATTTCATCAGTCAAAACAATCACCTACCCTTTATTCGATATCTTAAGCTCAATGCCGTGATGATAGTAAGCCTCTTTAATCGCCATTGCGTAAACGTCTGGCGGTGGGGAATCCTGCCCCGCTATGCCGTATTCTTCACACAGCTGACGGAATGTGCAGCCTATCTTTTCATTCATCACAAGCGCAACAAACTTTTGGAGCGAGTTTACAACGTAGACTTCATTAGGTCCGTAAGGCTTTTTGTTTTTGTCCATGTGTCGAAGACATACTAACATCAGAACACCCCCAACACTAGAATCAATACAAACAGCCAGAATTCAGGTTCATATACACGCCTTGGATTTAATATAAAAAACAATACATCGGCCAAAGTGTCAATCACACGCCAGAACGGCCGAGCGATAAAACTATCATAGGCCACGCACAATAGGCCTATCCATATCCATTTTTTACTTACTTTATTCAAATCATTCACCTGCCTTTGATATAATTATACAACTTTAATACCAAATAATCAAGAGGGGGTATATAATAAATTTTAAAATATAATCCCGACCGACAAGCAGCCGAGATTATACCGGAGGAAGAATGAAAAAAATGAAGGGAGAGAGGCAGACAAGTTAGCTACCGTTATTAATATATCACATAAAAAGAAAAGCGCCATTCTCCGAGTACGAACCAGAGATGGCGCTTTCCCCGTCTGGAACACCGCTTTATACTACCCTTGTTCTGGGTCCCTGTATCAAAGCGCAGACTAATTGAGAAATAATATAGTTTTAGGAGTTTGCACAAGTAAATTTTAAACCCAAACCAGGGCTGTGTCAACATAAATTTTTTCAGGTGAGAAAAACCGCGAAAAACGGCGCAAAACCTAGCTTTCAGGAGCTGGGGGGGTAGCGATTGGCAAAAATTTAAGGTTGACGCATCCGGCGGCAGCGGTTACAATTTAAAAAGGCATAAAAAAATAGAAGCCGTTTTAAATACTTGGTGAGCAATTTAAAACTTCAAACCGTTTAAAACTTCAAACTGTGACTTCATAAGGCCAGTGTATACCGGTTTATGACTTCTACAACTACATGAACTCGATTTTAAAAAATCTGACATGGAGCCTACTTTAGTTTTGCCCAAAACAGGGCCGGTTTAAGCTTCTGTAACTATTCTATCAATATCAACATCTATTGTCAACAATTATATAAAAGCGAATGGCGACTTTATCTAAAACTAAATAACAGAAACCGCTTAACAGCGACTAGGCGAACACAGACCTAGTATAAAAAACTGTTGGTCCTGCAATGTGCCGAGTATATAAAATCATTGCCCCGCATGTATGAGCGCAGATATAAGTACATGTGCTGTATAGGTTATGATAAAGGGCCTATACAGGCGAGACGGCAAAGGCCTATCGTGGTACCGTGTGCAGCGGTTAGGGAGCCATACCCTATAAAATGCACGGCTGGCGGCTACGGGTGCGAGAGCACGGGGGGAAAGCATGGAGCTAGGACGTAGAGAAGTGATGATATGCAGTATTTGCCAAAAAAACTATACAGCGACGGCGGGGACTACCTAGCCTATACTTATAGAAAACCTCTTATCTTACGCGATTAAGACATATATACATTTGTCTTTTTCGTGGTAAGGGGTATCTCTGCCTGCCAGCTCAAACAGGGACATCAAAAACCATCAAAGCCTGTGGACAAATGCACTATAGTGTATTAATATATACTTATGTAGATACACGCAAGGAGAGTGCAGAAAATGAATCAAGAGAGAAAATATGAAGATACTTTCAAAGTCCTGCCCAAGTGGACAGCAGGCAGAAAGTTACTACTAAAGAAGCTGGAAGCAGCTACACCGCTTAATCGGTTTATAATTAAGAAGATTTACAGCGAATACAGCAAGAAAGGTATTTGGCCTGCTGAACTTGCACGACGTTCGGGTGTAAGATATGGCACACTGTCCAAGTTTGAAGTAGGCAGAACAGAAACATTGTCGATGAAAAATATCGCTAAAGTTGCTAATGGCTTGGGAATGACTGTGTCAGAGTTTTTCGAGGGACTGGAAGACGAGCCGGGATATAGTGAATATATCGACAGGGAGAAAAATTTAAAACAAAAGTGTTGACAATGTACGCAGGGGGGTATATAATATAGACATAGAAAGGGGGAACAATAGACGAGACCCAACAAAAGAATCGTACAGAAAGCACGAAAAATATTAAGCTGTGATATAGCGGCTGCTATATTTATCCTGTATGGAATATGGCTTGTATATTTATTAGTAAGGTGGATTGAATGAAGAAAAAAGAGATGTTTTTGTTAGTTTGTCTGGCAATTATTATGCTGGCAGCAGCCGCAGCTGTTATCTCTTTTGGGTGGAGTTACGGCGGGGCACTGGCAGAGGCTATTGTTGAGCGCGACATATGGCGTTCAGGTATGATTGTGAGGTGATGTAATTGCCAATGATAAAACAGTATGACTACGTAAACGCTTACTGCGTGAGCGTGGCCAACCGTGAAGACCTAGAAAGTGTAGTAACATTCGCTTACAACTACAGCGAGGCCAGAGCACTGGCGAAAAAATTTTTTAAAGAGCGTGACAAAAATGTTGGATATTCGCTTCTTCGGGCGCAAAAGATAATTAGTGACGTTCCCAAAGGCCTTAACGGCAAGTTATGCGCCAGTAAGAATGATGAAGGATATCCGCTTTTAGAAAAAAACGGTTACTCTTTTGAGTAATCAGTTAGGGGGTCAGGAAATGAAAGGATTGGACTATTTAAGAATGTCGTTCGGCAATGTTGACGCTAAACTTCCACAGCTCAAGGAAGTAAAGCCGCAACATCCGCTTGGCAAGTTTGGCGACTATGAAGACGCTTTAGACGAACTTTGCATAAATGCTTTGGCAAAGCTTACGCCGGAGCAGCGGGAAATCATCTTCCGGCGTTGCAGCCGTAACATTAGAAGCTGGGAAAAGATGAAACACTTACATGCTTTTTTCGGAGTTGGCGGCTTTCACCGCTTCTATATTAAAGACTATGTAGGCGGCGCTGCAATGCTGCTTACCGGTGGCGGCTTATTAATCTGGTGGATAATTGACAGGTTTAAGATGAAAAAGAAACTTCAAGAATACAATTCAGACATTGTTATTCAAGCGTTGGACGACAAAGGTTATATCTAAAAATTGAAAGAGGTGTAGTTGTGATTATTACAAGAGAAAATCTAAAGGAAGAAGCTTCAAACTTAAACGACGAAATTTTAAATTTAGAGAAAAAATATGGGGTCAACATTATTGCGCTGGCACAAGTTGAAAGTTTGGACACGGAAGAAGTAAGCGGCTATCTAGTCATGGCTAACCGTGTAAGTCTCGACAGGTGTGTTAATAGCGTTGTTCATTTAGTGCAGACGGCACAGGAAGGCTTTGGCATTAAACCAGAGATGTTTTTTGCAGAAGCAATCAAAAGAACAGTAGTTAATGAAAGGGCTTTTTATGATGTAGATGAAGAAGTTCCCCCCCGAAAATGCGGGTGAGACTTTTAAGAAAATGCTGGTAAAAGAGGTTGCGAAAAATGAGCATTAATGAGACCAGACGGGAAGCGATAATCAATAAGATTAAAGAGCTTGAAAGATTTTTAGAACCCGAAGGCGCGCATTTTGTTCTACATCTCTTTACCAGTAAAGACGTCACAGAGGAAAGCTATAGTATTTACAATAACTGTAGTTTGAAAATTCTGGCCATGTCTCAAGCGAGAATTGAAAACTATATTGAACAGCTTGGTAAGATATCGCTAAAACACCATAAGGAAAACGTGGAAATGATGAAGCTTGTGGATAAATTAATTGAAAGCATACAATCTGGCAAAGAACTGTCCACAGAGCTAGAAGACGATATGATAGAACTATTGAAGGCTTTAAAGGCCGAACGAAACGACGCAGGCAGCAAGAAAAATTTATATAACTAATTAGGGAAGTGTATAGCAGGCCGCACAAGCGGCCTGCCTTGCTGCAAGAAAGGGGAATAAAAATGACTACTACCAACAGGATCAGCAGAACCAGAAGAAAGAGAAACACCGGAACATTAAATGTCAAGATAAACGCCTGCCAAGAGTGCGGGAACAAAAAGCCACTACTTAAAGTTGACAAGAACTTTTTCATCAAATGCGAAAACTGTGGCAAGGTTTTGTATGGAAGCATACAAGATGGCATATTGGAGATTGTTAAAAAGTGGAATGCGAGAAATAGCGGGAAATGATTAATGTCAGGAAGGTTAAGGCAGCAGGCCTATGTGATTGCTGTGATAAGAAAAAGGCAACATATGAAGTGTATTGCCGCATATCTTTAGGAAGTCTTTTTATCCCAAGCACTTACAAAAATAGTCAGATATACCTATGTGAATCATGTCTGAAAAAGCTTTCCGGAAAAATAGCTAAACAGCTACAGAATGAAGGTGATTGAATGTTTAAGGATGAAAGAGTTGTTGCAGAAGGTACAGTATTTTTTTCTATTTACGACGGGGATGACCCGGAGAAAAAGCCCATATTAAAGTTGAGTAGTAAGAAAACAGCTAAGGTTATAACAGCGTTACTTAACGCCGACAAAGAGCAGAGATGTAGATTTTCGCTGGCGTGTATGGACGCTGCTAAGAGACTTTATTGTTGTCCGGCCTGTGAAAGTAAGGACGTAGAGAGAGTTATGCTTGCGTGTCATCCGCCTATTATTGATTTAAAATGTAAAAAATGCGGGTGGCGGTCAAGGTAAATTGCATTCGCTAGTCCTCTGCGAATTGTTTTTGCGTTGCTCCTTACGATATAATAAATAAAAAGAATCGTAGGGGGCTTTATCATGGCTGAAACGTGGAACAACATCAGATATGTTTTAGATAGATTTTTCAAGGTCGATATATGGGCGTATGCCGTAGTGATATGGACTTTTGGAAACGAGATTTTCGGCCCGAACTTTTGGGGCGTTGTTATATTAGCGCAGCTGATGATAGTCTTTGATACCATACTTAAATGGGTGTACTTGAGTAAAAAGTATATCCATGACACGTATCAGCCGGAAGACCCGCTAGAAAACATCAGCCTGCGAAAAGCTATACATTACTTTTTTAAGAGTGAAACATGGCAGAAAGGCTACCTAGAAAGCCGGGGCTTTAGCCGCATACTTGAAAAAATGCTGCTTTACAATGCAACAATCATCACAGCCTTTTATGCCGCCAAAGTCATACCGCCCATACATGCATTGGGTATAAATCTAGTCGCTTCCGACATTCTGCCGGGGAGCGTGTCGATGGTTATTTTTATGGTCGAAATGACCAGTATCAACGAGAATCTAGTTGAGCTGGGCTATAGCAGCATAGCTAACGCAGTCAAGCGTGTTCTTGACTATATGTTGGATAGAGTGTTTCCGAAAAGGGGGAATTGATATGCAGATAAGCCGCGAAGATTGCAAGCTGGTGACGCTGACAGACATTGCAGCAGAGGCTAGAGCGTGTTCGGCGCATACCATAACTGGACACTGGACAGCTGGCAGATACAAACAGTATTTTAACGATTATCACCTGCTGATAAATGACGAAGGCGAAATATTAATGCCGAATGGCGTTACATTAGACAGCGTACTTGCGCATACCTATGGTCGCAATACCGGAAATATAGGGGTATCAATGTGCTGCTGTCTGGACGCTATCATTTACCGGGACGGCAGTGTTAACTTTGGCAGTGTGCCGCCAACGTTCGCACAGATTGACGCTATGGCAAAAATCGTCGCCGTTATTACCAAATGCGCACCAAAAATGGCCCCGTTCGGCGTGACTGCGAACACCTTCCGGACGCATAGCGAATGGGCCGAAATGGACGGATACGGCCTGTATAGCGGCGACGCTGATATGCGCTGGGACCTGATAAAGCTGGAAGACCTTGGGGCGGACGAATACACGAAGCCCGGCGGCGACGTTATCCGCGGCAAAGCTATCTGGCACACCTACAATGATCCGGACGTATATAACCTTGTGCAACCGTGATGGCGAAAAAGAAGGGTGTGTATAACTTGTGGATAGTGTGGATAAAAAAGGCTTTAAGGACTATCTGTATTCTGCTTTGCCTTATCTGCTCACTGCCGCACTCGGCTTCTGCGTCGGCGCCTACGTCACCGGATGGCGGACGGGTGATAACGATAACGCAGGAAGAATTGACGAGCTTACAGCAGATATTCAGCGAATTGAGCAGCAGCAATCAGCTATCGCAGAAACGTTACAGCGAGCTGTTGGCGCTATCGAACGAGCTGAACAGCATAGTGCAAGCATTGCAGAAGGAATCAGCGAGCTTAAAGACCGAGCTGGAAACATCCAAGCAGGAGCAGCAGAAGGCGTTGGAGCAGCAGAAAAAGACGGAAAACTTATTGAACAAGGCCAACGAATCATTGCAGAAGTACAACGCCGAAGTGAAGAAGCAGCAGCGGCGGCTAAAAGCTGAAAGAAATATTGCTATTGGCGTGGCCACGGCGGCCGTTATCATGGCGGCTTGTAAATAAAATCAAAAGGGAGAATGAAAAAACATGAAAGCATTATCTGTAGAGAACTACCAAACTACCCAAAAAGAAAGCCTGAAAGCTCAAAGCTTGGCTGAATGGTCCGTAAGTGCCTGCATGAATTCGGCGGTAACTATCCTTACAAAACCAGACCGGATAACGGCAGAGGAATTAATCAAAGCGCGTGATATGCTGGACAAAGCTATCTTGTCAGCCGTAGAACGTGACGCACTGGCCAAAGTTAATTATAAAATAGCTACCATGATTGTAGATATGCCGGATGAACAGGCTCCGGAAGAATCAGACAAAATATCTGTTGGCCCGGAATGTGTAGAAGAAGCAGGAGAAGAACCCGTAAAAGAGTGCGAATAATCTAAAGCCCCGGAAGTCCGGGGCTTTTTTATGTAAAGTCGAAAGAAAACTGTTGACAATATACAGAGGGGGGTGTATAATAAAAGCATAGAAAGGGTGTGAGTTATGACGCGAAAAACAACAGTACATTTCTACGAAGGGGGCAAAAAGCGAATTATGACAAACGTGTATAAGAAAGAGTTTTACGTTGGCGGTGAAAAAATCAAAGTTGGCATTTTAAGCACTAATCCAGATGAAACATGGCTTATTAATGAGCTGGATAACATTTTGTGCGAAAAATGCGAGAATATCAACGGTCAACTGATATTGAATAATGAGTTCTTTTCTTTGGCGGTCCGCAAAGTTAAGGAGATTTTAAACTATCAGAACGAAAAAGCGGATAACGAGGAAAACCCGGTGTATTACAAATTTTACAGAGACGGGTACAATGGTGCGATATGGATGGTTTAACAACAGTTATAGTATCTGTGATATTATCCGCACTGGCGGCACTCGTCACGTGCGTATTGCTGGCCAGATTTGATGTCAATGGGCGCATGGCCACCGCAAAAAACGGCGGCCAGCAATCTAAAGCCGTCGGGCAGAAGCGGGAACGCTATATATTATACATTCCCCGTAAAGGATACTTTTGTTTCATCGAAGAAGATAACCGCCCGACGTTCGCCTTGTCGCGCCGCGACGGCATGATAGAACATTTTGAAAGCATAAAAGATGCAATGCTGATTGTCAGCAGGCTTAAAGCGAAACGATATCAGATTTTAGACGTCAAGGGTAACGTGGTAAAGAAAGGTGGATAACATGGCGGCAGAACCTTTTATCTTATGGGGCGTATCTATAACCGTAAGCATAGCCGCTGCTGTGCTTTACTATAAATTCAGGGGGCGTTAAAATGCTTACGTTTCTTACAGAAAGGCATATCTGCGTTTATAAGCGCGATATAGATAATGCCTTGGGAAAGTACAGAAAATATATGGTGGGTGAACCGGAGCTGATGAACGGCGCCATAAACGAATTTGTAAACGCACGTTTTTTTATACAGGCATTCCTTGACCTTGGCGAGATTATGGCAGTAGTTTACTATAGGCCTATCGAGCGTTTTAGCCCGTGGACGCCGTGGGACGTCACTGTATGGGATAAGAATATGAAAATTGTTGCCGGGATAAGCTGCCTTCCTGCCGCCGCCGAAGTAGAGCGGTTTTTAACAGACGCCATAAAAAAATACGGAAGAAGGGTAAACTATGGAGATAAGCGAAAAAGACATTGAGTATTTAAGCTACGTGGTGCGTCCGGACTTGTTTTATCGCGCCATGCCCAAAGATATAACGGACGAGAAAACACTCATTTATGGCCAGCTGGTACAGTTTGGCAAAAAAATGTATATAGTAAACTACGAAAACTGGAAAAAGCGGGGAGCGATACCCTTCGGGAGTCCGATTGGGGATAAGGCTGTATACTTCGGCGAGTATGCCATAGAAGTAGACCCGCTGACAGTTCAAAGATATACAGGCGTCTATGCAAAGAACCTAAATTCTGCGCACATTCCGCTGTTTGTCGGAGACTACATAACCCAAAACATCGAAGGGGAAACATGCTTGTTTCGCATTGAGGTAGATTTATTTGAAGGCGTTTTCAAAGCGGCGGCAAAAGTGCGTCTGCCGCTCCCGCGCAAAGAAATTGAAGATGTGATAATCGTTGGCAACTACTGGGACGACTACGATACATGGGAGCGTAGACTATGGACAGGAGCAAAATGATATATGCTGAATTAAACGGCATTCGTGACGGCAAGAGCTACGGCGTATTTTACAGGTATCTGCACAGGCGACTGTGGAACTGGCTCGCCGACACGCACGGACGGAAGTATAAAAAGGACTGGCCAGAATGGGTGACTAATGGCGGCATGGTGCCGATGGCTGAAAGCTACTGCTTTGCCTGTGCCGCCACGGATAAATGTAGTAATTGCCCGATTGATTGGAATTATAGGGATGTAGAAGCCATGCTTCCAAATATGCCACAGTGCTATAAAAAACCTAAATTTAGTTTTGACACTTGTGGCGCATGGATTGCGGCTTATACATATACTGCTGGGATATATGACCTTAAACCCGGCTACAGCGAACGTATCGCCAGAGCTATAGCCGAAGCACCGATAAAAACCAGCTATCGCGGGCGCATACTCGAATACGATAGCGACTATCTGTCATTGAAAGGAACGTTATAAATTGCGGAATTGTTTAGACTGTTTTAGATTACATAGACATGAAGGAGTAGTTTTCTGCCCGTTTCTGGGCTTGTCAGAGTGCATTTTTGGGGCGCACTACATCCCGGCGGACTGCATAAAGCCAAAGCAGGCAGCGGCAGCAGCCCCCCCGACGATTCAGGAGAGTCCGGCTGTAAAGGCCGTTGAGCAGGACAATGAAAGAAATTACAACGAGTTCAGGGAGCTTGAAAAAAATCCAGAGTATAAGCCATTTAAAATGCGTACTATATACCCTTGGCGGGAATTGCATGACGAAATATTTAATCTGATTCGGGCAGGCATGATTTATAAAGACGTTGCCGCCAAAGTGGGAGTACCGCCAGAGAACCTGAATGGCTACGTTTCCCGGTATAAAGTAAGAAGCTGATAGAAAAAGCACTGTGAGAAATCCTCACAGTGCTTTATTTGTTTCACGTGAAACATTGCCCGTCAATCGAGCACGTTTCTATGACGCTTGAACTTGTCGTACACGTCCCATATGATACTATCTTCGTCATTTTCGACGACTGAAAGAACGAGGACAGAAAACGGATTATCGTTTGTATAGCGCTTGTGAATGGCGGTGCTGATGATTTGGCTATCATTAGCAAACGCTACGCCTTCTGCGCTATCTGTGATGGCCTTGTACAGATTATCGTTGTCGGGCTTAACTATGGGGTAAGCTGCGCGCTGGTCGACCAGCTCCCGAAACTTTTTTGTTCTGGACGCAGGCACGGACAGGAAGCAATATAAATCAGCCCGAAGCGGCGTTTTCTCCTTGAAGAAACCTGCCTTGCTACATTCTTCTTGAATGCGCAGGGTGCAATATTGGCGGTAGGCCTGCATTTTATTACTATAGCGGCCAATACGTCGGCCGCCGTTAGTCCAAAACTGCGCCGCCCTTTCCTGCGGCATGGCGTTGCCGCCAAGAACGATATAAACACAATCGGATTTTTTTAGTTGTTTCATTTGTGGGAACCTTCTTTTTTTAGTATTCCTCTTCCAGTTCTTTCAGCGCCTGCGGATTAAGCTGAATTTCTTTTTCTATTAAGTGGTCAATCGTGACGTTAAAAACTCTGGCCAGCAGCATGATGTAGTAGACGTTAGTTTTAAGCAGTGACCTTTCCCCGCGCTCGTAACGGTCCAGCGTTGTGGGACTGATTCCGGTCAAGTCATTTAGTTCCGTGCGGCTATAGCCGTATAACTCCCGGTAAAAGGCTATAACGCTGCGGCACTTGGTCAGGCGTTTCGGCTCAATGGTGATATCATATTCCCGCAGCATTTCGGGGATATCATCAACATTGTTATCCGTTATGGTCAGTGTGCAATCACGGCGGTTGGTGATAGTCACCAGAACGTTATAGCTGTTGTTTGATACATTCAGGCGGTTAGAGTGGGGGATAAATGTAAGCTGCTCATTAATGCGATTCATCAGGCGGGGTATCGGCATATAAAGGGTATCAACTAACGAGTGCGCGAATTCGCTTGCTTCTGCAAAGTCCTTGCAGGTGTAGAGCTTGTATACCATACTTCCGGCAGGACGATTAGTAACGACGACGCTACACCTTGACCCAATGTTTAACAAATAAGCCCTACAGGGCGGAAAATCCGCCTTTCTGACGCCTTTTATAACGTCGGCGCAGGTGTTATAGCCTATGCAAGCTGAAAAGTCTGATATGGCGGCTAATTGGTCCGCTATAGTCTGGCTATCGGATAGACCGAGCAGGTCGCGCAATTCTCCCGGCTCATATGTTTTACAGTTCATTTTTATCCCCCCCGGTGCTATCTTCTTCAAGGCCCTTGAACGGATTGAACGAAAAAGCTATCTGGCAGCGGTTTACCTGCGTGTAATCGTCGAGAAACTTCATCTTCCAGCCAAGGTACAGGCGGACCCGGAACCACGGGCAGTATTGCTTGCAGTAGTAGAAGGACCACGGGGCGAGAAAGCCGGGAACATAGCTAAACCATTGCTCGTTATTAAGTTCCTTGATTTTCCGCAATACTTTGACCTTTGAAAAGTCTACCGCCCGGCCGGTGACATAGTAGCCAAAACCGTAGGCGTTGTTGCGCATAAGCCACAGCAGGCGGCAGAAGTAACGCTGCACACGTTCTTTTGTGGTGAAGTCGTTATACCAGAGCTGTACGAAGCCGGGACGCATATAGCCGTCGCCTTTCATTTCGTAATGATAAATATAGTGACTGTCGAAGTCATAACGCAGGAACTTCGGGACGACTTCGAGCACCTGCCAGCGGATATCAAGGGGATTATCATAAGTTTGCCATAGCTTGAACACTTTAGGCAGCTGCCCTTTTTCGTCAGCAAAAATGACGACAAACCAGTTAGTTAAATAGCATAATACGGTAAAAATCAGGTCAAGGCACACATACAAAAGCCAACTCATTACAAACACCGCCTTTTAAAAGTTATATAACAACATTATAACATGTATAGTTAGAATATTCATAATATCTATTCTTGTGTTATAATGGAACAAATAGACAGATGTTTCACGTGAAACAATAAAGTGGGGTGAAGATGTTGAGAAAGAAAAAGGAAACGCAGCAGATAACGCCGGAAGCAATAGCGGCCGAGCTGGAAAAAGTAAACCTTGACGCTTCGACTCCGGAAGAAGAAAACAACTTCTGGGAAAAATATGAGGAGCAGCAAGAAAAGATAGAAAAACAGCATAGGGGGCGCGTTCGTGTCTCTAAAGAGGATATAGCGACGGTAACCAAAATCAGACCGGGGTACGTGCGCGTAGCGTCTGACCAAGAAAAGAAATTCTGCCGTGAGTACATGAAGACCTTCAACGCGAAAAAAAGCGCGCTGGCGGCAGGCTATGGCGACACATACGCGGCTAAACGGGCGTATATGATACTGCGGCGCCCGTGGGTGCAGACGTATCTTAATGAGCTTCGCGAAAAAATCGAAACGGAAGAAATCGCCGACGCAAACGAGACCCTGTTAAATCTTACTAGACAAATGCGCGGCGAGCTTGTCGAGACTATCGAGACACTAAACTATGCCGCCAGAGGTCAAGGGCCAGATAAAGAATACGTTTTAATAGGTAAGACCGTGCAGCGCCTTAGCCTGCACAGAGCAGGCACGGAAGGAATGGCCAGATATCATAAGCTGTTTAATGAAAAGGCTGTGAACGTCAATATCACGCCGCAGATAGTCGTTGATATTCCGGGGGCGCTTCCGGCGGCAGAGAGTGTACCTATCCAGCCGACCATGAGCGAGGAAGAAATGGAGCGCAGAGCTGCGGAACTGGCGGAACAAATGGGAGTGACGGGAGAAGATGAATTATCAGAACCAGAGCCAGACACCGGAGACAAGGCTTAAACAGATAAAGCTGACTGACTGTATAGGTCCTGCGTTTTATGGCCTGTACCACGCAGTAATGCAGCACTCATATACATATTACTGGCTATGCGGCGGCCGTGGCAGTTTCAAGTCGTCGTTTACCGCCATAGTGGCCATACTGCTGCTCATAAATAACCCTGCGGCGCATGTAGCCGTTATCCGAAAAAGAGATAACACGCTCCGAAAAACTGTGTATGAGCAAATGCTGTGGGCTATAGAAAAGCTGGGACTTACTGAATTTTTCATCGCCAGACTATCGCCGCTTGAAATCATCTATAAGCCCACTGGCCAGAAGATTAATTTTTTCGGGCTTAGTGACAGCAACACCTTGAAGTCGATTAAGGTATCCAATGGTTACTATTCCGTGCTATGGTTTGAAGAACTGGCAGAATATGACGGCATGGAAGAAGTAGACAATGCCCGTTTGTCGTTCATGCGTGGCGGAGATAAATTCTGGGTGTTCTATACCTACAACCCGCCGCAGTCATTAAGCAGCTGGGTAAACGTCGAGACGCAGAAAAAGACCCCTGAAAAGATAGTACACAAGAGTAACTACCTGTATGGCCCGGCTGAATGGGTAGGGCCGATGATAGTAACGGAAGCAGAAACGCTGCGTAAGTTTTCACCCCGCAGGTGGCGGCATGTGTTTTTAGGCGACGTTACCGGGACTGGCGGCGAGGTATTTAATAACTTGGTCCTGCGTGAGATAACGGACGAAGAAATTAAGAGCTTTGGCAATATCAAACGCGGCCTTGACTTTGGTTTTGCTAATGACCCGCTGGCGTACATGACGGGCAACCTAGACGTTGCGCGGCGAACGTTATACATATACAACGAATACTATCAAGTACAATGTCCACTGTGGACGCTTGCAGACCACATAAGAGAAGAAAACCCAGGAAATGAGCTTATAATATCAGATGTAGAGCCCCGAAGCGTTCACACGCTTAGAAGTTATGGTATAAATGTGAGGCCGGCCAAAAAGGGACCCGGAAGCCGTGAGGCCGGATATGACTATTTAAGCAAGGAGCTGCTGCGGATAGTCATAGACCCTAACCGCTGCCCGAATGCTGCCCGTGAGTTTGCTAACTATGAGCTGAAAAAAGACAAAAACGGGAACTTTATAGCAACGTATCCCGACGGCAATGACCATACTATAGACGCTGTAAACTATTTATGCCAGAACAAGGGCGCTTTGCGAATTTCATAAACAGGGGGTAAACAAAGTGAAAAAGAAGCAGTTTAAACCGCTTAATATCCGCAGTACGGAGCTTTTAAACAGAAGCAGAGTGATTAGTCCTACGTCTGTAAATGAGACGCACAGAAAGGCGCTGAACGTCATTAATAGCGGCAATAACAATAACATCTTTATTGAACCGCGACTGGAAGACGTACAGACCATGTTCGGTATCCCGGAAACAATGGGTGCGCCGGACGCAAAGGCACAAGCCGCCAACGATGAAGCTATTAGCGCCTGTCATAGCTTGATACTCCATACCATGCGGGTGTTGGGTGATAACGTTTATCCGCAGTTTCTTGGCTATGGCTACTTAACGGCGCTGACGCAAAACCCGCTTATTCGGACAGGCGTAGAAATGATTGCGTCTGAAATGACTGAAAAAGGCTGGAAGCTTACCACGGAAAAAGAAGAAAGCCGGGAGAAGATTAAATTTCTTGAGTCGGAATTAAACCGCCTGAACGTTAAAGATATGTTTTACAAGGCCATATGCAATAACGGCTATATGGGCGGCTGCCTTGTAGGAATGGACTACGAAGGGGAAAAACCAGGCGACTTAGTAAACGCGATACCGCTTACCGCCGATGGCCTTCTTGGCAAGAAAATCAAAGGCCTGCGCCTGCTGGAAGCCTTCAATATCTCGCCGGGGGAATATAATTCTACTAACCCAATGAGTCAGAATTATTACAATCCACAGACATGGTTTGTCATGGGCGTACCTATTCACCGCAGCAGGGTATTATACTTTTCGCAAAATGAGCTGCCTACGCTGCTTAAACCTGCTTATAACTTTTTCGGTATTCCACTTGCGCAAACCGTATTAGACGTAGTTTCTCACTTTACCGAGTGCCGGGAAGCAGAAGCACGTTTGCTTACTAAATTCAGTTTGACCATATTCAAAACCAACCTTAATGCACAAATTCTCTCCGGTGCCGATTGGGCGTCTATAGACCGCCGTTTAAATCACTTTGCCAAAAACAGGAACAATGACGGTGTGCTCCTTATCGACAAAGAAGAAGAAGAAGTAGATGTAAAGATTACAGCTTTATCGGGTGTGCGTGAAATCGTATCACAGGCGATGGAGTTTGTGGCGGCAATGTTTCAGGAGCCAGCAACTAAATTGTGGGGCATTGCGCCGCAGGGTATGAACGCTACTGGAGAAAGCGACCTTGAAAACCATTACAAGCACATCAGCAGCCAGCAGGAAAGGCAGCTTAGAAAGCCGCTTGAACGGTTGGTAAAGATACTGCAACTCATTGAATACGGCGAAATTGATGAAAGTATCGGCGTCGAATTTAACCCACTCTCTGAAAAGAGCGAGGAAGTAACGGCTACACTTCGACGCACTCAAGCCGAAACTGATAACCTCTATATAGCTATGGGAGCATTGGCACCAGAGGAAGTACGCGAGGAGCTTAAAACGCGTGATAATAGCCCTTACAACCATTTTATGGCTAACTTTGATGTAGAAGATACAGAAGAACCAAGCGCAGACTATAGCGAGATGATAGAGCTGTTAAAAAACGTCACGCCGCCAGAGAATAGCAGTCAGGGGTGAGTAAATGGCCAGACGCAGAAGGACAAGACGAGGGCAGACCTTTCTACCGCCACACGTCTTTAATGCAGGCATACAGCAAAGCTATGCCCGCGAGATACGCCGCATTATCCGCCCCATGATGAAAACAGCTATCCCCTATGTCTTGAAGAACTACAAGAAATTTCTCAAGGGCGACCAGCTGGCGTATGATATCACCATTGAGGGGCAAGAGGTAAACCTTGACGAGCTTCTGGCGGTACTGCGGCGGAAATTCCACCAGTACATTATGGACTTCAATCGGGAGCGGGCAGAACGGGCGGCTGTACGCTTTATCAACAAGATTGATAAAACCAACAGGGCGGCTTTAATGGCGGAACTAAAAAGGGTAGGCGTGGCGATTAAATTCACAGTAACACCCGCTTATGAGCGTATACTTGAGGAAGCCGCTGAACGGAACGTAAACCTTATCAGAACCATTGCTCCAACATTCTTTGATAAAATTATCAAAAGTGTATATGAAAGCGCCAAACGTGGCCGGGATATGGCAAGCCTTTATCAAACACTGCTAGACATTGAAGGGGTTACAGAGCGTAAGGCGCAGCTGATTGCAATGGACCAGACGAACAAGGCCACGCAGGAGCTGGAGCTTGCCCAGTCCCGGGAGCTGGGTATAAAAACGGGTACATGGGTACATATTCCGGGCGAGAAATCAAGCCGCAAATCACATGAGGAAATGGACGGCAAAGAATTCGACTTGGACGAGGGGTTGTTTGACTATGAGGTAGGCAAAAAAGTGAAACCGGGCGAGCTTCCCTACTGCCGCTGCACTTACAGGCCAAACATCAGCGAACTGCTCGAAACCTAGTAAATACGTACTACAGGACTTTGAATATACACTTTTCTGCTATAATAAGGGAGAAAAGTATTGAATTTACACGTACTGTAGTAAACGGCAAATGTAGATTTGGAGTAGACCCACCCCCCGGGGATAGGATTTACACCGTTTAAACTGTGTGCATAATTTACGGATAAAATGCCGTGAAAAGCCGTATAAATACCTCAAAATTATTTATGTAAGTTAAGAGGTGATAAAGTGGAAAAAGATAACAATTTGACCTTCGACGCTGCCCCGTCAGCCCGAAGGATAGATGATAACGGATATCTGCACGTATCAGCCTGCCCGATATCCAAAGCCTGTATCAATCCTTATTATGGCCGGGAGATACCCGGAGCCGCCGAACTGGGACTTAACCCCACGGGGATATACTACGGCTACCGTGACCCGGACGAGCTGGCCAAAGCGGCCGAGACTTTCAACGGCCTGCCGCTGCTGCTTGAACACCACTTCGACAGCGCAGACGAGCCGCAGAAAGAGCACCGTGTAGGAGCTACCGGGACCGATACCACGTTTGACGCGCCGTATCTGCGAAATACCATATCAGTGCAGGACGCTGACGCTATCGGAAAAATCGAGCGCGGAGAGTTTAAAGAGCTTTCATGCAGCTACCGTTATACGCCTGACTTCACACCGGGCGAGGTTGACGGCGTAGCGTATGACTTTATAATGAGAGATATCAAGGGTAACCACGTTGCCCTTGTGCCACGTGGCCGAGCTGGTTCCGACGTGGCTGTTGCCGATAGTATGCCCGCTGGGCTAGCTATAAACAATACCCCGAAAGGAGAGTTAAAAGAAATGGCAAAATTTAGAATTACCGAGCCAGTGCAGCGCTTTAAACAACGCCGCGCAAAAGCTTTGCACTCTGTTCTTGCAGCTGACGCTGATTTAGGAATTGAAAAGAGTGAGACCGAATTGGGCAACTTACTCAAAGCAATTCAAGTGGTCGAAGCGCAAGTAGAGGGCGGATATTCTCCCCGCGATGTTGGTGTTGATATCGACGAAAACGCAACCGTTGACGAAATCACCGACAAGCTTTTCCCCGGCTTGGAAGCTGCCGCTAAAGACAAAATCCGTGCTTTCCTGCTTAGCTTGAAAGGCACCAAAGCAGAGGACGAAGCCGCCGAAGCTGTAGCCAAACCTGCCGCCAAAGACGACGAAGGCAAAATGACCTTTGCAGAAGGCGTCAAATATGGTGAAGAACTGGAAAAGAAACCCGGCGAACGCGAAAAGCTGGATAAAGAACATGAAAGCGAAGGCATGAAAAAAGCCTTGGGTGAAGACGACGAACTTTCTGAAAAAATGAAAGACCCTGCTTTCAAAGCAGCGTTTGAAATGGGCGTTAAATACGGCGAGAAACGCGAAAAAGCTGACCCGAAACGTATCGACCGCGACCACGAACGCGAGGGCGAAGAAAAGTATTTAGCAGAAGACGCACTGCCAAGCATTTTGGCGGCAGAACGCAAAAAAATTGAAGCAAGCTTCCGCGAACGCAATGCTGCTGCTGAAACCTGTCAAGCATTCTTAGGCCGCAAAGTCGACCCGCTGGCTTATGATAGCGCAGATGATATCTATGCTGCTGCACTCAAAGCAGAAGGCTTCAATGTTTCCGAGTATTCGCCTACCGCCTATAAAGGCATGGTTGACGCACTGCGCAGAAGCAAACAAACTGAAAAATGGGGCGCTGGCCGCGTTGCTATGGATTCCGCAGTCTCCGTACCGGACTATCTGCAAGGCCTGAATAAAATCAGCGTTCGATAAGAAAGGAGCGTAAAAAAATGGCGTTTCAACAAACTGTAAACACTTACCCCGGTATCGGTATTCCGGGCGCATATGCAGCAATCAACCCTATCGTATCTACCGCCAAAGGCTATGTTGCTAGCGCTGCCTGCAACATCGGCGGCTTCGTATGGGCTGACGCAGATAAAGAAGGCTGCGTTAAACCTACCGGCACTGGCCGCCCTCTGGGCTTTGCAGTGCGCGAAATCACCAACCCGCTGGGAATTGATGTAGAAGCTTCTAACACCGTTCCTGTCGGTTATCCTGTATCTGTAGAGGTAAAAGGCGATTTCTTTGCCGTCACCACTACCGCCGCAACTGTCGGGCAGAAAGTTTTTGCCGTGTTGGCAGACGGTACTATCAAAACCGGAGCTGCGCAAGCAACCGTTGAAGGTGCTGTAGAAACTGACTTTGAAGTAATTCAAGCCGGTGCTGCTAACGACGTAATTATCATCTCAAATTGGCGTGGGGCTGTTGTTCCTGCCAGCACTCCTAGCGGTTCTTGATTTGGACCGTAAGAACAAAAAGAAAGGGGAACAGTAAAAATGCCAATGAACATTGACCAACAAGTAGCACTTATGCGCGAAAAAGGTTTCGTTTTTGATGACCATTATAAAATTCGTGGCATTATGGCTAACGACGCCGACATTGAGCGTTTGGCCTACGACGCCGCAATGGTAACCGACCCGAACAGCGGTGTACCTGTAGAATTTACATCTTATCTTGACCCGCGTGTTATTGAGATTCTGACCGGGCCTCGCAACTCCCGCGAGATTTTCGCAGAGGTTAAAAAAGGCGACTGGACTACATCCTATGCACGTTTTGAAGTCGACGAAATCACCGGAGCTGTAGAAGCTTACACCGACTACGGCAATGCTGGAATGGCTGACGTCAACCCGACCTATCCGGTCCGTCAACAATATGTATTCCAAACTAACATTCGCTACGGTGACCGCGAATTAGACTATGCAGCTAAAGCACGTTTGCAATTAGCAGCACGGAAACAACGCGCCGCAGCTACCACTATCGACATCGCTCAAAACAAATACAATTTGCTGGGCGTCAAAAACATGGAAATCTACGGCCTGCTGAACGAGCCTAACCGTCCGGCTGCTATCACTCCGGGAACTGGTGAAGGCGGCAACACTTGGAAGCTCAAAACTACTAAAGAAATTTACGCAGACTATCTGTTGTTGTTCCAGAACTTGGCTAAAAATTCTTTGGGCCATATCCGCAACGACAGCGATTTGATTCTCGTAACTTCTCCTTCCTCTGCTGTTGAGCTGGGTAAAGCAACCGACTTCAACGTATCCGTTATGGACATGATTAAACGCTATACCCCGAACATCAAATTTGCTCAACTTCCGGAACTGGAAAACTCCTCTAGCAGCACTGTACTTCTCATTTGCCGCAGCATTAACGGCGAGCCTACAGGCGAATTCGGTTTTTCCGAAAAAATGCGCGCAATGCGCTTAGTGCCTGAAACTTCCAGCTTCAAGCAGAAATTTGTCGGCACTTCCTACGGCTGCATTTTATACAGACCGTTTGCCGTTGCTACAATGACTGGTGTATAATCTAGGGTAAGGGAGAAAAGAAAAATGGCGAGACTGACGAAGAAAAAAACCGAAACTGCTAAAGCAGCAGAGGTAGCTACCGAAACACAAGAAACCTTAGCAGCAGAAGCGGCGGCAGAGGTCGCCGCCGAAGCTGTGCAAGCCACGGAAGAAGCAGCAGAGCCTACACCGTATGAAGCGGCGCTTAAAGAAGCCGAAAAGCAGGCGGAAGAAGCAGCCAAGGCAGCGGAAGAAAAGAAGGTCAAAGCGCAGTCTATCAATAGCGCTAATCGCGCTGTAATTGATACCACTGATACTGTGACCTTATGTCTTAACTATCCGCAGGACTTGGAACTTGCTATCCCGACTTCTAAAGGCACCATTGAACGCATTATCCTTCGCGGTAACAATGCCCACTTACGGGGCAAGGAAAAGGGCATTAACCCTGTCGGCGCCTATGGCGTAACTCCTAACGTCCCCCGCGCAGCTTGGGAATGGTTCTGCAAAAATTATCCCGAATTCTGGCTAATCAAAAAGCACTTGCTGTTCTGTGCTACTAAAGACGACAAGTATAGCGTCGAAGCAGAAACAGACGAGCGCAAAGCGCTTAGAAATGGCTTTGAGCCTGCTGCCAAAATGGCAGGGCCAGAAGGCAGAGAAGGTTCAGTTACCCCGGTAGAATAAGGGGGTACTAACTATGTCTAAAGAAGACAACATTGTTGAGTTCAACCTTGAAGATTTTAAAACAAAGTATCCGTTCATCACTTTGCCTGACGCGCAAATTGAAAACAATTTCGATACCGCCACTTATTTAATCAACAATGGTCCCGCCTCGGCAGTCCAAGACTACGACGAGCGGGCAAAGCTCCTTGAACTGATGACCTGTCATTTATCCGAATTGCAAATGCGCGGCCCGCTGGCAGTAGGCAACGTGGCAAGTGCGACGGAAGGTAAAGTGTCCGTTTCGTATGCCGTACTGGCGAAGCCCAACTGGTACACGCAAACGCAATGCGGCTTCCTTCTTTGGCAGCTTATGCAAAAATATATCAGCGGGGGCCGTTGGTACAATGGGCTTTCATGTTGAGCTAAAGGCGGGCGGCGGCAGCGGGGAACTGCTGGGCAACTTTAAAAGAGTTGTCGGCCAGCTGGCAAAGCAAAACCCGCAGCTGGAAATAGGCTTTCCAGAGGGGGCAACGTACCCGGACGGGAAAAGTGTTGCGTACATCGCTTACATTCAAAATGTGGGCCTTGGCGGCGTTCCAGAACGGCCTTTTATGCAAAAGACCGTCGAGGAAAAAAGCGGGGACTGGTTGGGCTTCTTGGGAAGAATATTCAAGGGCCACATCATCGAACAGGATATCTTTGTTCGAGCCTTGCGGGCACTTGGACCGTCAGCGCGCACCGATTTGCAAATGACTATTCGTAACTGGCCGCCGGGAGAGCCCCGGCTTAACAAGCCTGCTACAATAGCGGCCAAACGCCGGAAGATGAAAAACGGGAAGTCTTTAGGGGTAAGTAACCCGGAACGGGCACTTATCGACACTTCAACAATGATTAATGCTGTTAGCTGGCAGATTGCCAACGAAAAATAAAGGGGAGACTAGCAGATGTTAGGGATGAATTTACATGCTATAGTGAGAGGTTCAATAACGTCGGTACACCCGGATGAAACAGTTACTCTTTATCAGTCTGACGGGCAGGCTGTGGCGTATGGGAGAGTGACGCCGTACTATAAAGAGCCAATCACGATTGCAGCGCAGATTCAGCCGAACGCTGAAAACTCCCTTGACCATAGCGAAAACGTGCCCGATATGCCGCATACAGAGCAGATGTTTGTTGACAGTAGTCAGCCGCTACCTGTAGACGGTATATCGCGGGTGCCGCTATGTAGGACAGGTGATATCATCCAGCGCGAAGATGGGACCTACTGGCACATCTCCAAAGTGCTTGAGGACTGGTCAGCACATGCAGGGTGGGCGAATTTTGAAATCACCCAACTTGTGACGCCGCCGGTACTACAGACACGGCCAGCGCCGGAGCCAGAGCCTGACCCGGAAGAACCCGACGAAGGCGAGGGAAACTAAATGCCTGTATCTGATGTAGAAAAAAAAATAAACGTCGCAGTTACCGAGTTTCTGTTGAAGTACATGCGGCCGACGCTTGACCCGCAGCGCGTGTTTGAGGGTAACCAGAACAACATGGCGCTACCCGGCGATGAACGGGAGCACACATTGTTTTACTTGAGCCAGACGCGCCGTATAGGGACAAACACAGGTGAAAGCCAAGTTACCCCGGAAGGTAACGTTATCACGGCCACATTACGGGAATACGTTGTAACTGTTGATTTTTGCGACACCGATATCGACCGTTCACGGAGCAGGGCCGAAGGATTAGAAACCTTGAGCCGTAGCGCCTATGCGGCCGATTTTTTTCATAATAACTATGACATTGGCCTGCTGTACGCTGAAAACATGGTGTATCTGCCTTACGTAGACGACACCAACCAGTTTATCAACCGCTTTCAAGTCAAACTGCACCTGTCTATGTGGTCAACATATTCTATCGAGGTTGAATACTTCGAGCGGGCAAGCGTAACAAGGCTGGAAAACGTTGACGTACATCACCCGCCAACAAATTAAAGGGGGTATCTAAAAAATGGCTATTCCTGCAAGTAGACTTGTAAACATCACGCCAAGAGTTATTTCATCTGGTTCCACAGAGTTAGAGCTTGCTGGCGTTCTGCTTACTAAAAATGCTATCATGCCATACCCGCTGCTTATGGGCTTTACCGGTCAACAGGCAGTAGGCGAATACTTCGGCTATGACAGCGACGAATATCGTCTTGCGGTTATTTACTTCTTGGGCTTTACTAACAGCAGCAAGAAACCTAATACGCTTTATTTCTTCCGCCGTGCGGATAAAGCTATCGCAGGCGCCTTAATAGGCAGCCAAGCGCTGGGAGTAACCGACCTGCAAAAAATCACAGATGGCGGCTTTACTATCTCTGTAGACGGGTCGCCGATTAGTGTTACCGGGCTTAACTTCTCCACCGCCAAAACTCAAAGCGATATCGCGGCTTTGATTCAGGCAAAAGTAACCGGGACAACAGTCACTTTCAACACCAATCAGAAAAATTATCGCATTGTCTCAAATACTACGGGCAATGATTCCAGCGTGACCTATGCGACCAACGGGACCGATGTAGAAGCTTTGGGAACAGACGTAGCCACTGCTTTAGGCTTGACCGCCGCTACTGGTGCTGTGGTAAGTCAAGGTACTGCGGCAATGACACCTACCCAAACTATGAATGCTGCGATTAAACAGTCTGAAAACTGGGTAAGCTTCACCACTGTATACCAACCGGAAACAGCAGAAGCTGTAGAACTGGCAGCGTGGAGCAACAGCAATCCGAACAAATTCCTCTATTGCGCCTACAGCATGGACGCTAGCCAAGTAGCCGGCGGTGATTCTTCCTTGCCCGGCCAGCTGGCGTTCAACGACTACGAGGGCACTATTAATACATACGATAACGGCGAGGTATCTGTGTTTATCATGGGCTGCGCGGCTTCTATCGACTGGAACCGTGAGCAGGGTGCTATCTCTTGGGCGTTCAAGACACAGAGCGGACTTGCTCCGACCTGCACCGATGACCAGACACAGGCAAGCCTGCTGGACAACAAAGTCAACTTCTACGGCCGCTATGCGTCCAGAAGCGAGCAGTTTAACATTTTCTACAATGGCGCTATGAGCGGCGGCAGCTACGGCTTCGTTGATGTTTACATCAATATGATTTGGCTGCAAAACGTCATGCAGACTGCCTGCCTGAACGGTATGCAGCAAACTCAACGCCTGCCGTATGTAGACCGTGGCTATACCATGATTAAAGCATGGCTGACAGACCCGATTAACAGAGCACTCACAAATGGCGTAATCGACCCCGGTGTTAGCCTGTCCGAAGCGCAAAAAGCGCAGCTGTATCAAGAAGCAGGCGAGGACATCAGCACCGAGCTGTACACCAATGGTTTTGTCATTAGGGTAACTGACCCGGCACCGGAAGTAAGGGCAACCAGAGGAACGCCCAACATTTCTGTATGGTACACCTACGGCGGCAGCGTCAATAAAATTGAATTCCCGCTTACAGCGGTAGTATAAAGGGGGAAACTAGACTATGAGCAGCAACATCACATCTGCTAACGCTACGGCGGTTATGATTATTAATGACCTTTTCCCCGTCGGCTTTGCTGTTGAGGGATTCGCCACCGACCAAGCAATCAACCAAGACGAGGAAACACTGGCCGTTACCAGAATGGGCGTCGATGGCAAGTTGAGTGCTGGTTACACTCCGTCTAAAAAGACGGTACATATCACCATTGAACCGTCTAGCCCGTCACTGCCATATTTTCAAGCACTGATTGCGGCGTCTGAAAATCAAATGACACCCTTCGAAGTCAGTTTGATTATCAACATCAAGTCTATGCCCAAAACATACACCTATGTCAACGGCTATCTGACCACGGCAAAGAGACTGCCGGACTTGAAACAGGTATTAGACCCTGTAACGTTCGCGTTTGATTTTGAAAAATGTATCTAATGGAGCTATAAGGGAGAAGAAAAATGAGAAAAACAATTACTGTTATGGTGAGAGATGAAAGACAGGGGCGCGACCTTCAATTTGAGATTACACAATTTTCCGCCAAGAAGCAAGAGCGCTGGCTTATGCGGGCATTATCCCTCTTGCTTCACGGCGGCTTTGCTACTTCTATCAACGTCCCGGACGGGAAACCTATCACCGAATTAAAACTAGAAGATTTAGACTTTGGCAGTATAATTACATCACTTGGAAAGCTTGACGTAGACGACGCGGAAAAAGTTCTTGACGATTTACTTGCCTGCTGCTCTTATGTGCCGACAAGCGGCGTCAAAACACCCTGCACACCGGAACTGGTAGACGGATTTATTGAAGATTTCCGGGTACTGTGGAAGCTGCGCGTTGAAGCGTTTAAATTAAATTTTGATTTTTTTCTAGCCGCCGGCCAGTCCCCGACGAATACGACGAGCAGGCCGGCCGATATAGTTTTCTCAAAAAATACGTAAACGTATCTAACATGACCGCGCTGGTGATATCACAGCGCTTTGCGACCCTCAAAGAGCTTGAAACCTACTACAGCTATGAGGACCTGCTGGACATGTGCGAGATAATCTATATCAACAACATTAACGAAAACCTGATGTATAAGGACATGGAGAAAAAAGCCAAGTCCAAGAATTGAAGTAAAGGCGGTATAGTATGGCTAATATAATTGATTCATTGCTGATAGCCGTCAAAATGGATAATACTGACCTAGATAAAGGACTAAAGCAGGCTGAAAGCAAAGTTAGCAGCTTTGACGAACGGATAAAGGCAGGCACGATTGCAAAGCTAGGCGCGCTTGTTTCTGCCAGCTTCATAATGTCGCAGGTGCAAAACCTGACGAATGTCGCCGATAGGGTAGGGGAAATAGCCGACCGTATAGGCGCAGACGTGCCGAAGCTGCAATCATGGGCGTTGGCGTCTAAAATGGCTGGCGGCAGCGTTGAGGCGTTCTATGGCACGGCCGAACGATTAGGCAGTGAGCTGCAAAAGATTGCCATAACCGGCACAAGTAAAATGCTTCCCTTTTTGGAGAATATAGGCGTTGCTGCCCTTGACGCCAGCGGGCAGGCCCGTGACGTGTTCGACGTACTGACGGACGTTGCCGAAGCCGTCGGGGACATGGATAAGGCGACCTCTGCCGGTATACTGAAACGCCTGCAACTGGATGAAGGCACATTAGGACTGCTTCAAATGGGCAAGAAGGAAGTGCAGGACCTAATTAGGTACGAGCGAGAACTTGGCGTATTTCAGAAAGAGGACACCGTTATTGCCGCCGACTATAACGACGCCATGGATAGACTTGCTAGGACCATGAACATGTCTTTCCTGCCTGTAATGCGGATGTTCGCACCAGTTCTGACAGAAGCGGCTAAAGCAATGACATCGGCCTTTGCCTTTATTCAAAAACACAGTCTTGCGCTTGAAATCGCACTTGGCGGTATAGCGCTGGTCATTGGCGCATACGTACTACCGATGTTGTGGAGCCTTTTTGTCGCGATTATGAGTAATCCTATAACATGGATTATCGCCGCCATTGTAGGGCTTATCCTGATACTAGAGGACTTATATGTCTACGCCAAGGGCAGTAAGAGCCAGTTTGAAAACCTCTGGAAAACGCTAGGCACGGGCAAGGAAGTAATGGCGGCCATTGAGGGCGCATGGGACTTCTTGAAGGCTGCTGCTCAATTTGCGTGGGAAATCCTGAAATTTATCCTTAAAGATTTGATAACAAGGTTTTTATATCTGCTAAAATTTATAGCCATGCTGGGCGTGGGAGCAATGAATGCGTTTAAAGCTATAGGCGGTTTTATCAACGACTACTTTATTACGCCGCTTGAAAGCGCATGGAACACGCTGAAAAAGATTATTGATAATCTGCCTTCTCTGGATGGCGTTAAGGACTTTCTCGGCGGCCGTTATGAACAGTTCTTCACACCTATCACTCCGCAGCTGGCAGGTGCCGGAGCTGGCGGCAATAAGACCCTTGAAATCGGCAAGATTGATATTCACACCCAAGCGACCAACGCAGACGGCATAGCCGCCGACATTGGTAAAGGCATTAATAAAAACAGCGGCCTGTACTGGGGTACTGCCACCGGGACAAGGGGGAACGACTAATAATGACAGTTAAGATACTTGACTTTCTAAAAAACGAATGGTCAAACTGGCTGCTTGCGGATACCCGCGGTACTACCTTAACTGACTTTTCGTCTTTTCTTGGCTGGCGGCTTAAAGGCGACAGCAATGTTACCTATGACCCGGTAGAAAAAGGCTATTTTGTCGCTTATAACAAAACAATAATGCCCTTTGAAGGCACGGTTACGCTGGCCAAGTCCAGCAAAAGCCCTGCCGACTTGCAGAAGGTACTGGATACGCTGGAAGCGTTGCGGACCAGCACAGAGACGTTTTCAATCGTCACGCCGCTGCGTGAGTATAAAAATCTGAACTTGTTGAGTTATGAGTATAAGTTTGAGGAAAACGGCGCTACAAGCCAGCTTATCGTAGACCTTGCTTTAATTGAAGTCCGCGAGGTTGAAAGCAGCTACTCTGATGTTGTGGTAAGCTCCGGGGGCGGTGCGATTACTACCAGCGACGCCGAAAACCCAAGTGACACATCGACGCAGAACACGGGCAGCAAGAACACCGAAGAAGGTAACGACGAGCTTACAAGTACGCTTTATGATATTGGGGCTATTGTAAAATCATGGTAAGGCGGTGAAGATATGGCGCTTAATTCTAATCCTGATAACAGCAGATACAAGGTTATCCCGCTTTCTGCCATACCTGACCAGAAGTTCAGCGTTACTCTTGGCGGCCAGATTTGTCAAATAAGGCTATACTGGCGTTATGGCTGGCTGTTTGCTGATATCGACGTCGGTACTGATATAGTCTGCCGTGGCGCTATCTGCATGAGTAGTCAATGGATTATACAACAGCCAAAAGTAAATTTCAGCGGCAATCTGATGTTTGTCGACGCAGACGGACACGGCAGTCAGATTGAGCTGGAAAAGATAGGCACACGCTACAAGCTGGTTTACGTCCCAGAAAGTGAGATTGCATAAATGGGCAGCTTTACGCAAAAATCAATCAGGACAACAATCACGCTTCGGCAGGGGACGTTTGCAGGCGGTAACAACACTATCACCATTGAGGGACTGGCCACCGGGGCGACGATTGTCAAGCCGGGCGGCGACGACAAAACGACGCTTGATTTATGGATAGCAGGCCTGCCGCCGGACGTAATGGCCACCGCCACTACTTTAGGCTTTATGCCACAGCAGTCACAGAAGAATTTAATTCTTGTCGAAGTCGGTCCCAACGGCGGGAATATGGTTAAATGCTTTGAGGGCGAGTTTACACTTGCATGGGCGGACTACACAGGCACACCTGATGTTAAGTTTCGCGTCAGCGCGGCCAGCGGAATTTACGCCGCCCTGCTGCCCTCTAAACCGACAGGAATAAAGGGCCGGGCAGACGTTACATCGCTGTTCCAGCAGTTCGCCACAGAAGCCGAGTATGTTTATCAAAATCAAGGCGTATCTGGCCAGATAGCGAATACCACGATAAATGGCAGCCCGATTCAGAAGATATACAAGCTGGCCAGAATGATTGATTGCGAAGTGTTCATAGAAAACGGCACAGTTACAACCATTCCGAGCGGGGCGAACAAGACGGGCAATGCCGTTGTTATCTCTGCCGAAACTGGCGGCCGCGGCTACCCGTCTTTCACGCAGGACGGCTTAGAGTGGTCGTCTATCTTTGATAACAACATCGACATCGGCGGCCTGATAGACGTGCGCAGCGAGGTGCCCAAGGCGTCAGGGATATGGAAGGTAACGAAGGTTACGCACAATCTCGAAGCCTATACCAGCGCTACAGCGGCATGGAACAGCACTTTTTCAGCCGTATTTGTGCAGAACAATCAGTATAGCTAGAGAGGTGAGGAGACATGCCAACTACGCCAGTTAAGCAGCAGCGTAACCCGACCGCTGTACAATCGACCCGGACGCCGTATTCCGGGAATTCGGAATATAACCAGCTGGATTACTTTATTCGGTCGTTTATGGGCGGCAACCTTTACACGGCACTCCCGGTTATTGTAAAGGCCGTTGAGGCGGGCGGAATTGCCCCCACAGGGCGAGTTGATGTCTTGCCCTTAACTTGTTCTATGGACGCTGAAAATAACGTCATACAGCCAGCGCAGATGTACAGCCTGCCATATCTGCGCATTCAGGGCGGCGCGGCGGCAGTGATTTGCGACCCGGTTGTTGGAGATATCGGCCTCGCGGTATTCGCCAAGCAGGATGTTTCTAACGTCGATGTAGGTATCACCGAGCCGGTGCAGCCGGGTACATTCAGGATGTTTGATATCTCTGATGGCTTTTACGTTGGCGGCTTCCTGAACAAAACGCCAAGCTGTTATATTCAAGTCCTTCCGGACGGCAATATCAACATCACAGGACCGTCACAAGTCACTGTGAGCACGGCTAACACCCTGATAGATAGTAATACTACCATTACGGGCAACTTGACCGTACAGGGCAATATCAAGGCACAGCAGCGTCTTGACGTAACAACGGGCGCTTCTATTGGCGGTATCGAATTCGGTACGCACCGACACACTAATGTTGAAAGTGGCGACGGCACTTCTGGCGGCCCTGTTTAAACTGTGTGCATAATTTGCTGGTATATGTAGATGAAATGGTAAAAATGGCCTATTTTGACATCTCGAAAACTTAAAATGTCAAAATGGGCTGTTTTTGGTATAATGGGTACATGATGGACATATTTTTTATAACAGCTGCGGCTGCGGTTATTTACGGTATCGCCTATCTGCTGGAAACAGAAACCTTTAAAAAGTAAAGCAATCTGCCGAATGCCTTTGATTTCGGGCGATTTTTAAAGATAATGGGCGATTTTGAGTTGTAAAGCGATAATTGACAACTGGGAGTGGTGAAGATGTTTAGGATTAAATACGTCGGCTGGTGCCACGTCTGCAAGTATTACGGTCCAGAGGGCGGCTTTATTTGCGGCTGCTGCAATGTCAAAGGTACATGTGACAGGCCGAGCAAATACGTTAAGAGGCGCGACGATGATTAACAGAAGACTGCTGATATATGGCGCCCCAAAAGCTGCAACGGGCGGCACTCTCACCGTCGGCAACGTCGGCGGCTTCTATGGTTACAGCGACGGCACAGAGGGGGGTACATATGGGGCCATAACTCCTAACCCTCGCACCATTTCAGGCAAAACTGGAACCGTGAAAGTCCTGTATATGACCGGGAGAACGTACATTACTATGTATATCATGTGGGACGGGTCCGGCTTCCCCACTGATTTGATAGTCAGCTTTGCAACAACTGCCGGGGAACCGTTGCCGGATGTAACACTATCATACGTTGATTTTTTTGACGACATGGCAGTTTATGAGTTTGGTGGGGACCCGGATTTAACTGAGCAGCTTTATGAATTTTTCAGGGCCAACGTCGGCAATACTGTACCCTGCGAGATAAGCGACGCAATGCCGCAGCCGTGATTTTCATGGGGACAACATGTCTCCGAAAGGAGTGATACCGTGTTTAATCGTCGATTATTCGTCAGCACATCCGGGGGGGAGCAGCAAACTTATTCTGTGCTTGAAATCCATGTAGACACGCCCGACGGCGATCACGTTCGGTCAGCAAGAGTGGAGCTGACTTACAACGGTGAAAGCAATTTAGCTAATACTGATAATAAAGGAATAGCCGTTTTCTATGGAGTGCCGACAGGAAAAGAAATATCTTATACGATAACGGCGGCAGGATATAATGCGGCTACAGGGAAATGGATTATTCCCACCGACGTCGAATATGAAACAGAGTATGTTGTTTTATCCCCCCTCGTTAACTATGATTTTAAATTAACTATAGGGCAAAACTACGACGTCGAAATGGGTTTTTATCAATCGGGATTTTTTAAAAATGATTTTGGCGGGATAAGCCCGGCTCAATTTATGCAGCACACAATAGAAAAAGTTGGAATAGACGCGATAATGGATACAATGACAGGTATGTATGCGGCAAACACGTTAACAGTAGCGTTAACAGGAGATACCCGGAGTTCTATAAGTCAAATAACAATCTATGTGGCTGATTCTATGTATACGCTTAATACCGTTATTTATAATGGTGGTGTTACCTATTATTCCCTCGAAATGCTTAATGATACTACGGTAACAGATTACTTTGACAGAAGGAACGGGCAAACAGTAGATATTCAATTAATAGACCAATAAAAGCGGATTTTATGACACGTTTGATGTTATTATTCCCGCTGGTGTAAATGTAGTTTATGTGGGGGGCGGAATAAACGGCAGTATAGTTGGCGAGCCTTGCTATTGCAGTATGTATTCAAACTTTAGCGGTAAAACATGGTTTAGCGCTTCGGGAGAAGACAGCGCAGGCGCTACGAATTATATCGGTGTGACGCCGCTGAAAACTTATCGTATCACGGTCGATTATGGCAGTAGAATATACGGAACAGACGGCATGGCATTTATAAGATATTCGCAGCGTATAAATGCCGTAAAGCCGAACTTGACTGACTACTAATGAAAGGAGCAGCGAAACCATGTTTAACAGACGACTTTTGTTCAACGGAGCCGGGGGTAACGTTGTAAATCACGATTATGGGCTTAACATCGGATATTTATATAATGTCGAGATGGGCGCATATACACTAGGATATTTTACATCGGGTACTGCAATGGGTAGCATAAACCCTAACACGTACCAAGATTATCCAATAGTAGCATTCGGACTAAATGTATTTATTGTAGCAAATACAGGTCAGATTATGATAAACACTTTAGAAATTGACTTAACCGGTGACACAAACAGAAGTTTTTCTTCTATCATTATTCCGATGAATTAATGCATAGCAGGGCTTCTGCCCTGCTCCTGTTATTACTCAAACTGGTTGTTTCCGTTTTGGAAATGGCCAGTGATAAAAGGAAGGCGGAAAAGATGTTGAAGTTTAAAGAAAATGACATTGTCGCTCATTGTATAACCGGCCGTGAGTACCTTGTAAAAAGCATTAGAGAAAACAAATGCGGTCAGCGAGTTGTAGAGCTTGAAGGCCATAAGTGCAACATTGTTCGCGATATAAGGACGGATGAAAACGGCAACGAGTATATACTGGATGAAGTTAAGCTAACTGGCGGCGTTGTTGAAGAAGTTCGCATAGTACCAGTAGGCAACAAGTTTACCCTTGAAGGAGATTAAGCATGGACAAATTACAGGAATTAGCAGTGCTGGTTTTTATAACGCCGCTGTATGTTATAGTCACGGTAGCCATAGGGGCGCTGTATGTCATGGCGGGCGTCAAGGCCTTCCAGTTTATTAAGAAGAAGCTGGGAAAGTCAGAAGACGAAGACGCACGGGAATATAACCAGCGTCGGGATGTTTTATACATATACATCCCGAAACGGGGATATATTAGAGACCTTAACCATGATTGCACTGAACTACTATATACAGACAAAGAACACGAAGCTAAAGTTTTTATGTACATTGACGGTATTCGTGGAGTTTTAAGTTACATGAAGCTTGTTAAAAACGCAGGTGTAACGCTGCCAGATTATTACATCGTTACTAATGGAGTTAAAGAAGAAGTTGCGAAAATTCATTTTTGAGTTTTAAGCCGTTAAACTTTTTGACAAGGATAAACTATAGCACTCCTGCAATAAAACCCGTCAGCGGTCAACGTAGGGGCTGTGAGGATGTGAAAACGTGTTAAAAATGATTCCAATTTCGTTTTTATTGGTGCTGGTTAGTCAGCTATTTCTAACGACGGTTATAGTCCGTTATGACCATATGGAAAAATACGAAGCACAGTTACTAATCTTTGCGGCGCAATGCTGCTTTATCTGGTATCAGATAATGGTATTTGAATCAGTCAGCCGGAAAAAGTAATCCTGCTACGTGTGGTATAATTATCTAAACCAACACGCAAAGGAGCTGATACTATGAAAGAGTTTTTTAACCTTCTGAAAGCGAATGGCATGATTATGAATTTAGTGTTCTTCATGGCCGTAGCTTTTATACTGGGTGCCGCTGCTGGCGTTGCAACTGCAAAATGACAAAACAAAAAGACTGCCAACGTTCGGCAGTCTTTTTGTTTTAGGGTCAGGATGGAATAAAATATATTGAAAAAGGTGTAGGTAGAAGAGAGCTTACGCTCATATATATTATACATCGAGGTCAGAAAAATGGCAACAAAAAAGCAGCCTTGCGGCCGCCCTCTTGTTTTCTAAATCGCGTCACTGATTTCAGAAAGGTGATGCATTTTGATTGCAACTCAATTATAGCAGATATGTGATATAATGTAAACAATAAAAACAGAAAAGCGCCTGACGAATCAGGCGCCTTCCAGCTGTGGCAAGCCACAAAACAAACACAGTTCTTTCGCCCCGTGTCGTCGAGATAAGAAGTTATTTTTGTACCGCATTTATTATAACAAACAAAACAACATAAATCAATGAACCCGTGAAAAATTTTCACGACTTGAAAGCGGTGCCGCCAGTTCGGGCCGCCACTATTGCAGAAAGAGAGGTTTTGACAAATGGCACAACTAGGACTTTACGGCGGGACAGTTACCGCCGGAGCCACAGACGGCGCATTGCTATCAACGGCGAACCCGCTAAAGTACGCAGGGGAAAAGGGCGCGCTGGGCGACCCGGTAGCGTATGCCCTGCGCTGCCCGAACGGAGAGCACGCCTACGAAATAGCTATCAGCGTGGCCGGTACTAATCCGGACTGGGTGAAGCTGTCGCCTGATAACATAGTATGGCGCGACGCTATCAACATTCCGCAGGTAGGAGACATCAACACACTTTTCTATGTAAAAATCAACATACCAGACGGCGCGGAATACAACCAGACTATATTAAACACGCTGCTTATTAAATACCTCGAAACAACTACAACGATTTAGGGAGAGTGCAGAAATGGAGAAACTATATCATCTGGCTAAGAGGTTCAAGGCGTATCAGTTTGACGGGGATTTGAAAAACTCCGATGGGTACTACTGCCCCGAATGGGTGCAGCAGGCGTTTGAACGTGACGAGCTGTTTTTCATCGGTCCAGAGCTTTACCTTGACCACTTCGAGAACTGCGGCCTAGAGCTGGAAAGAACGCATATCAGAGTTGGCGACTATATCACGCTGGATACGGAAAACATGAGAATTGACGCGTTCAGTCCGGCGCAGTTTAATCGTTTTTTTGAGGCGGTGAATATCAATGATTAAACCGGAGCTGCTGGAGTATATCGACGAGCTTAAAGCGTATATCACAGCTGACGGCGGCATTGATGTATTCAAGCTGAAAGAAACGTTTTATCACGATAACCCGGAAAAGGCGGGGAAAAAGTTAAAGCTCGACCATTACTATATTAAAACCAAAAACGGCCGAGAATACTATATCACCAATCCGCCGGAAGACTTTATCAATTTTTGCAAAAACAGCTAGGCGGTGATGGTATGAACGATGAAAAGACGCTTGAGTTTACATTCGAGCAGCTGGCCCCGGCCGTGTTGGGTCCCTTCCGCTTCGAGGGCATTCAAAGCTCAATCGACAACGAAAACACGTACACGCTTGAAATTGAAGTATTGGAACCGCCAAGACCGGAGCCAGTCCCGCCAGTAGTAACAGAACCTATCATTGTCAGCGGTAAGTATGAGGAAGTGCTCAACCCTTACGCGAACACCGACCCTATCGCTTATACGCTGTATCTTAATAACGCATGGGATGTAGCTGTCGACGCCGCCGGGAATATCGCCACTACATCGGGCGACTATGCCGTCGCCCAAAATGCCGCCAACGCCTGCCGCCTGTTCTACGAAGACGCGCCACTTGATATGACGCGCGGCATTCCGTACTTTGATATCACGCTTGGCAAAAAGTCCTCTGTATCGGCGTCGGTACTTAGAAGCCGGATAAAGGATATCGTTAGCGAGATATACGGCGTGACGGACGTAGAAGTTGCCATATATTATGACAATGAAGGGCGTATAGATGGCGGCGAGGTGCAGATAACGACACTTAACAGTAAGAATGTCACTATACAGATTTAACAGAAAGGAGCTGCGAGCATGGCTATAATATTTAACCCGGATACTGGTATCGTAGTAGAAGACACAGCAACTATTCGGGCGCGGCTGGTTGAGCAATGGCAGAAGGCTTTTGCTGTTGACCCGACAAAACCGCTGCTTAACACCGAGACCGAAACCCCGGCCGGGCAGCTTATCGACGGTCAGGCAATTCTGATAAACCAGAAAGACAGCGCACTGCTCACGCTGGCCAACCAGCTAAACCCCAAAACGGCGGCGGGCGTTTTTCAGGACGCACTGGCAAACATTTACTTCTTGACCCGCCACGTCGCCCAACCGACTTACGTCACAGGGAACATTAAAGGCGCCTATGGTACTATAATACCTTATGGCGCGCTGGTGCAGGACGTGAACGGGTACACGTTTCTAAACACCACAGTCACCACGATTGACGAGAACGGCACAGCTACGGCGGTTTTCCGGTGTACGCAGTATGGACCGATTGAAGTAGGTCCGAATACACTTACAAAAATCATCACTGCCGTACCGGGCTGGGACAGTATCACAAATGACGCTTCTGGCGTTACCGGCAGAAACAACGAGACGCAGGCCGAGTTTGAGCAGCGGCGCGCTGAAAGCGTATCGAAAAACGCGCATGGCACAGCGGCGGCAGTACAAGGAGCGGTTAGCGACCTTGACGGCGTGGTAGCCTGTGAGGTAGTCGAAAACCGGGGCGATACTTTCATTACCAAAATGGGAGTATCTTTATCGCCGCATAGCCTGTATATAAGCGTGTACGGCGGCGAGCCGGAAGACATCGGCAACGCTATACATCAAAAGATAGACGGCGGCTGCGGAACGAACGGCAACACTAAAGTCGATGTTATCGACCCAACGACGAAGGCAGAAAACACGTATTATTACCAGATACCCGAAACTATCAACATGGGTATATACGTTACTATCAGGAAAACGTTATCCCTGCCTACAGATTATGAAAGCTTGATAAAAAAGGCCGTGCTGGCCAACTTCAACGGCGAGACTATCGACTATAGCCGCGTCAAGATGGCACAAGTTTTGTACGCCAGCCGCTTTTATAAAAGCGTAATCCAGACGGGTGCAAATGATTTTGTAGGCGTGGAGCTTCAATATCCCGTCGGCGGCAGCCGTGTAGATAGCATTGAAATCCCGGCGGATGAAATCCCGGTTTTGTCCGAGGATAACATAACCGTCGTTGCGCTGGACGCTTAGGGGGTCAGAACATGGATTTTCGAGGCAATGAAGACGTAAGGGCCTGCGATAACATACGCGAGGAAAAGCAGCCGTATCTGCTTTCGCAGTATTCTGCAAGTCCTACCATTTACCAGATACTAGCCGACTTCCGGGAAAACATTGACCCCACGCCGGATATCTGGACCTTTTACGACAACGTATTTAACATTGCGACGGCGCAGGGCGTAGGGCTGGACATATGGGGCGCTATCATAGGCATGGACCGTACTATATATGACCAGTCAACAAGTACAAAGATAACACTTGATGACGAAGGATATAGGAAGCTGCTTTATTATAAAGCACTGGCGAACATCACAGACGCTAGTTTGTACACACTGAATTACATGATAAATCAGCTGTTTCCTGACTACAGTGTTACGGTTTTAAATGTCCTCGTCGAAAAGCAAACCGAAGATGGGATGTATTACAATTCGTACCCAATGCACGTCAGATTTCTTTTCAAGTCGTATCTGTCAGATGAAGACCTAGCTATATTCAAAGTTGGTGGCCCGCTGTGCGTAGGTGCTGGCGTCGGCTGGGACTTGGTAATGATAGACACATCGAACGTATTCGGCTTTGACGGCAGCGGATTACAGCCATTCAACTGTGGCGTATTTATGCCTGACGGCGGAATATTCGTTCCGGACGATGAAGAAACCATATCAGATTGAATGTTTCACGTGAAACATTAGATTGCGTCACTAGATTTTAAAAAGGGGCACGGACGGCGCGACGTGGCAAACCCTGCTCAAATTCATCGGTTCGCTGACGATGGACGAAGTGCAGGACGCTATAGACACGTCTATAGGGGAGATACCCAAACCGAAGCCGGTCAGCATGGGAGCTTATTCAACTGTAGGCAGCAGCGGCGTAGCCGCTACAGATGGCTTTATAACTTCAACAAGTTATGATAACTCACCTATAACGGCTTACGTCAACGGCCTACAAGTCATGCATACGGCAGGACGTAGTAAATACGGCCAAGGTGCTTGTTCTATCTCTTTTCCAGTCCCTAAAGGGGCGTCATGGAGCGTTAGCGGTGCTAGTTATGTAAGATGGTTGCCACTTTTCTAAATAAAAAGGGGCGATAACTATGAGCGTCAACGAACCGTTGTATAACTTTGCGCGGGCATTCGCAGACCAAGGCACTAAAAACATCATCCCGGACAGCAACAACGAAGCGTCCGGACTTGCAAGTCTTATCAACGGCTTTCCGGCCATAACACAGGTAAAACCTGAAATGGGCGGTATCCCACCGCAAAGAGCAGACTTTAACGGCATTCTATACATGCTTTCTGCCTTCTGCTTGTGGGCGCAGTCTGGTGGCCAGTACACCTATAAAAACAACTTGCAGTACAACATTAACTGTATGGTTTTACACAAAAACGTTTTCTATGTCTGTTTGAAGGAGAACGGGCCAGATACGACAGCGGGCATAAAAGAGCCGGGCACGGACGGCGCGACGTGGCAAACCCTGCTCGAATTCATCGGTTCGCTATCAAAAGACCAGATAAC